GAGCTTCCGAGTTGGCCGACACAATTACCGAAGAACCAATCCTAGTCGTAATCATCCAAAGCACGATCCAGCTCACCAGCGCCGATTTACCAATACCACGACCAGAGGAAACAGCCATCCTGAGAACGTCAAACTCAGTGACGTTTTTATTTTTCTGAATGTGTTGTTTGATCTCTCTTAATACGTCGCGCTGCCATTTTCTAGGACCGTGGTGGTGCTCAAGCGGTGTGCCCGCTGTACTCCACGGAAAAGCAAAAAGAACAAACGCCTCGGGGTCATCTTTGATCGCTGGGGACCAAAGTCGACTCATCAGCAGTTGCTCGTCTTCCGGACTGTATATTGGTTTCTGCATGTGTTAGCTTTTCACTTTGTGGCGTCACGTCGATCACTTTACCCTCATCAACGCGCGTCTCCGCCGCTCTGAGCGCGTCGATCACGCTGATGCGCTGATCCACCTCAATACTCACCGCCTGCTTGGCGACCCAACCATGCGTGTGCTTCAGTATCTCTAGCGCCGCTTTAGCGTCGCCTTGCCGCGCTGCGTTCAACATGTGCTGGCTGTGCTCGCGCTCACTATCTGCGCGTCCCTTGAGTTCGGCAATTTCGGCAAGTTTGTCATGCTGTTTAAGTAGCCGGTACTCTACAGGTAACAACCCTGCCGCTAACGCCAACGAATCTTCTTTCAAGCCAAGATACGCAGCGTTGTAGATGCGCTCCAGTACAGCTTCTGTCGCTTCAATCGTTCGGACTGTGAGGGGTAGGCTCTTAAACATAGCGTGACAATTTTACCAAGATGACCTAAGCGTAAGGGATTCTAATACTTTTGGCTAGTGAACTACTAAAAATTTCTTGTGCCAGTGGACTTTTTAAAAAATAAAAAAATTTCTTGTGGACCCTCCGGCCCTGACCTGCCAGGCCGTCGGCCCTACCCGGGGGCTTCAAACCAAAAACCCAAAAACTGATTGGCAATTTGGGTCATGCTCCAAAGTTTGTAGCTATTGGCAATTTAGGCAATGATCTGCTATTTGTAACCATTGGCAGTTTGGGTCATGCTCTAGACTTTGTAACCATTGGCAAGTTGGGCAATGATCTACTATTTGTAAACATTGGCAATCTTGGCAATGGCAAGACAATTGCCAAGATTGCCAATGATTTCGGCTGTGAAAATGCGCTCGGGGACGGGGAGGGCGAAAAGCCCCAGTTATTGGCAATATTGGCAAAATTGTCATCATGTTTTAGTTAGCCTAGCCCCACTTTGATAGACCCTTGCAATACAGAATAAATGACAATACTGCCAATAGCCCCACAATCCCCTTGTAAATCAACGACTTAGCATTGGCAATCGTTGGCAATCTACCCCCCCTATCCTAGGCAATTCACGCTTTTTAACTTGCCAATCTTGACTTTTGCAAAACAATGATTTACAATAAAAGCTCATTCACTACAGTAAAGGACAATTAATCATGAAAATCACAATCGATTACGCGATCATCAAAGCCCTGCTAACCGCTGCGCCTAAAAAGGACATTCGCTACTATCTGAACGGAATTTGTGTCGACGCATCAAAAGAAACCGTTGTCTTAGTCGCAACTGATGGGCATATGATGCTTTGTTTCCCTGTTAGCGCTGGCGCGATCGAAGACCGCATCGAAGGGCATTTCATCATTGATCGCGTTGATCTTGACGCTATCAAGCCCATGAAAGCTGGCAAGCATACGTTGCCGCTAATCATTGAAGTTGATGAAAAGGGTTACACCATCTCAGGCGCAACAAAGGCAGTTAACACGCTAGTCGATGGCAAGTTTCCCGATTGGCGCAGAGTCGTGCCACAAACGTTATCGGGCGAACTGGCGCAGTTCAATCTTGAGCTATTGTCGCGCATCAATGACATTTGCAAAATCTTTGGTCAAGATGAGTACGCAACGACAATCCACCACAATGGGCGCTCATGCGCTCAAGTAACAGGGCTAAAACATCACGCGCTGCTAATGCTCATGCCCATGCGAAACGATGCAACGCAAGGCGATGCGCCCTTTCCATCATGGGCGCGTATGTAATCAATTCCCGACTTTCTGCGCCTACGCAACGTGGGCGCAGATGGGCGCGAATTGTGCCGACACTCAACTACAGTAAAGGACAATTAATCATGTCATTAGCAATTCATACCAAGTATATCGGGCCAACCAATACGCGCGGCGCACGTATCAAGGCAACATGCACCATTGATAAAGACACTAAGTGGACAGCGAGCGTTTCGTTTGAATACGGCGCTGATTCTGAAACGCGCCACGCGTTAGCTGCCAAAGCGTTGTTGGTCAAACACGCGCCAGATCTGCATGACAAGCAATTGTGGGTGTGCGGTAACACGCTAGACAACCTTGGGTACGTGTTTGCCGTCTATCCCACAATCCAACAATGAAAAAGCATGATCGCGTAAACACGCCCAAAGGCGTTGGCATGGTCGAAGGCGTGCACGGCGATCAGATCACCGTGCGCTTGATCGACCCGCGCTTTCCACTACCTGAGTGGCTAGTGTATCCACGCAAGCAATTGCGCTTGATACGCGACAAGAAAACCGTTGAAGTTTACGGGGAGGCTTTGTATTGATGGACCCAACTACAACCGCGCATAAGGTCGTCCACATGTACGGTGACCATGCGCTTGTATTTTGCTCTTACATGGCCGATAAATTCGCCCACGACGGGCTAGGCTATCGCTACTGGCTAGCAGTGGCGCACATTATTGAAGGAATTAAAAATGACTGACTGGATCGTTGCAACCGTGTTTGGCGTAGCCCTTGCCTGCGCTATTTTCTTCAACCTATAGGGGGCGCATATGACCGACGAAAACAAGCCTCCCGAATGGCTCGCGCTGTTAGCGCATCAAATAACGCCCGATCGATGGTGCGTGCCCGTTGAAACGATATGGCGGCGCTATGGCTGGCGACCGCCATCAACCGAGTGCCCTGAGACTATGGCAAAGCATAAGGCCTTCAGGACATGGACGCTGCCGCCATGCTGACTGCGCTGATTGCGATAATCCTTGCATGGATGATTAGCGAACTGCTAGACTTGTAACGTTGGAACTTCTCCTCAAGTTGGGGCTTCCCGCCCTGCTTTTACGCCCGTCCTAGTGACGGGCTTTTTTTATCCCTATTTAACAAGCGCCATTTTCGACGCAGGTGCAGTATCCTCGACCAGCCTACGCAACTCGGACTTGTTCAGCTTATTAGCCACATCAGGCGCAGCGAAAATATGCTTTTTTGTCGTATATTCCGCGCTGGCTAACCGGCCCACGTCAACCCATCCAGCCTCTTTGAGCGCGTGCAATAGCGCAGCCTGGGGAACTTTCACGCCCGCGGGCATACTGCCAAGCAATCGGTCAATCAACGCATGGAAGGGCGACCCGACAGCGCCCTTGGCGAATTCGCCTTGACGACGGCGCATCATATCCACAAGCCAACTCTCTGCGGTCGACATAGAGTGCTCAACAAGGTTCGACTTAAATTCAGTCCAGGCAGGCGTAGCGGCAGGGTTAAACGCCGATATGTCGCGCTGATAAAGCCATGCCGCTATGGCGACGAACCCGTGAGACTTGTACCAATCCCAAAGTTGCCTTGCATCATCATCGCGCATACGAGGCGCACGCGACCAGATGCAAAACCAGCGCCTATCTTGCGAGTCAAGCGAAATAGGTAACGGGTCATTGGTAAACGACAACACAAACAATCGGTTGAGCATGTCATAAGGGTGCAGGCCTTTGCGATTGATGGGGAGCATCTCTGGAGGCGCAGCGATGATGGGTTTAAGTTTATTCGCCAGCGCACGACGCGCAGCCGCCTCGGGTTCTTTCAACTCGTTAATGATCAACACTTCCGACTCAAGTTGATAACCCCACTGCGACGACAGCGAATCGTTATCAAGCAAGCCGCGGTTCTTTAGTCCTGGCCCGCATACCGCCCATAGGAAAGGCGCCCACATGGTGTCTTTACCGCAACCTTGATCGCCGCCATGCAGCACGGCGTGATTGATTTTGACTTCAGGGTGCTGCAACTTATACGCCATCACGTTAAAAAGATGCTCGCGCTCGCTAGGCTCAGGCACAAGACGCTCGCAATGCTCAAGCCAAGGACTAATATCCCCAACAAAGGCTTTATCAACGTCAGGACGCGCATCGCGCCAGCGGTTGCCATACACGTCGCCATCACGCGCAACAAGCAGACTCTCGCCTGCTGCATAGGTCACGCCAACAAGGGTGCGAGCGCCCATCGCCTGGCGCTGCTCATCGTATGCGGTAGATGCCTCAACCTTGCGCTTGCTGTTAATGGAGATGCAATTAACATGGCGATAGAGCGCGTTGAACACATAGCGTGGTACCTCGCGCCTATCTTGCATATCAAAAAACGAGTCGTCCGACTGTATGTAAGCGAAACGCTCAAACCATCCCTTCATCTCCACGCGACCAAGCTCCTTACGCTCGACTTCCTCAATGACTTTCTTAGCGTCGTCACTAAAAAAATTCGATGGCTCGATCTTGTTAAGGGTTGATTGCATGGTGGCAGCGAGCAAGTCATCACGCAGACCGAGCGCGTGCTCAGGCCCGCCCTGTTCAGCGACCCACGATAAGAACGTCTTGGTGTCGAAATCCACGCAGTGCGAGTGCAGGCAACAGTACGCCCGCAGAGCAGGCTTATATCGCCCCTCGGGGTTGCCGTCGGTGTGCGCGGAGTGGTTCGGGCAGATCACGCCAGCCCACCCCTCCTGGTTCGGATGCGACAAGACAAGACCCTGCGCGGCAAGCCACGCAAACACGTCATCGTTACCCGTGTCAGCGATCTTGATCGGGCTTGGGCCTGCGCTATCAGCCTCGCTCGGCGTAACGCCCAACGCCTCGCAGATCTGAGGCAGGGTAAACAGTCGATCAGGGTGGAACTCGATAAGTTGCGCGGCGAAGTTATTGCGACCTGGCTTAAGGTTGATCGAGCCAGGCAGACGAAAGTTACGCACGGCGTTGGTCGCGCCTGGGTCGGTGTAGCCTGCGTTGGCGATCGCTTTAATGGCCGCGCTGAACTCGCCCTTGGTGGGTTGGTCATCACTAAAGGCGTAACCATACTGATACGACCCTGGCGACGTTTCCATAATCCACGTTGGCGCAAGCGTTGGCACCTGCGACTTGGTGCCCACGTCATCAAGCACAAGCACCAGACAATACTCGCAGTTAGCCGCCGATGCCGACACATGATCGCCAAAGCGATCGACAATAAACGACGCAGTATTACCATACCACGCCTGATCGGGCTTGATCTTCTTAATGTCCGGCAGATGGGCAGGCCATGTGCACTTGATCGCGCCATCTGCGTGAAACTGCATTTGCCCGTCCTTGATGATCGGCTTTTGCCGCACGATGAGCGGCGTCTCGCCCTCAGGCGCAAGAGAAATTAGGAACTCCAAAAAATTTTTTATCATATCAACCCTTTCCATATTTAGTCATAACATCAATTTCAGCCTCTAAGGGCAGACCAACAGCCCATGACGGCGGCGTACACATCACTGCGTGCAGTGCCTTGACTGCCACGTCTGCGTCGGCCGCAGTAACTTCTAGAACAATCTCATCGTGCACGTGCAACACGACGCAATCAAGCTGGCGCAGCGACGAGCGCAAGATGTCGTTCGCCGCTGCCTGGCAGATATTCTCAGCCGCCAAGCCCTTCCATAACCGCGCTCGGGGCCACTCCTTAGCATCTGCGGCAGGCTTCCATGACGCCTTGGCATAGGACACGCCATCATCCTCTAGCCGCGCGTAGGGGTAGCATAGGATGCGCCCTGACGGCAGCGCGTACCACAGGTGCTGACCGTCAAAATAGTACGCCACACGGCCAGCCTTAAACTCAGACTTTGGATGCTTCATCGCACGCAAGTAGGCCGACTCAAGCGCTTGCCAGTAGTGCACCGCCCACGGGTTAGCGCGACGCCATGCGTCCACCATGCGCCTGCTATCAGCCTCGGGAAGGTTAACGCCGTAGATGCGCCCCATCGAGGCGAACGCACCCAGGCCGCCACCGTAACCACAGTTATGAACTAGTCGCCCAGATGCAGTGAAGCGATGAAAGGGTCCGCAGTTGAGCAAGTCCCATACACGCCTTTTGGCTTGCAACTTGGGCGGTTCCAACGATTGACTATCTGCTCGAAAGTAAGACCCATCGATAACAAATTCTTCATCGTATTGTCCGCATAACGTATCTCGGGATACATCAGACGAAATTTGTGCATCGCGGGAGTGTTGATGGTCTTCGCAGTGTGCCTTCTGTTTTGCACTTTCGTTGACCATCTCAAATTGCCTGGCGCATAGCCTTTGGAATTGTCTATGCGGTCCAGTTCCATATTCAATGGCGGCGCCCCGATGTTCTCCAAAACCCATACGTAAGCAGTCGCTACTGTCGGAAACTGGAATGTAATTCCACGCGCCCCATATGTTTTGTAGCCCGGCGACTTCGGATTCTCGCACCGTTGTTTGGCCGCCGACAATCGCTTTGCTAGCGATGGATATAGCAGTTTTGTTCGATGGCCCCGCTCGGACGAGACAAAGCCTGTTAATGGCTGCTGTTCCAAATTCAATCGGGTTCGTCTCCCCTTGAACCCAGACGAGATGATCTGGAGTGGCGCAGAGTCCGTCGTATTCAATGACATACTTTTCTCCTTTGTATATTGCGCCGTCAGTGCGAACCCAATTGTGTCCATCCCACACTTGGTCGCCGGGCAATACATCTTGTATAGCCTTTTCTCCGCAAGACGTCAACACTAAAGTATCTTCTGAAAGACACGCGAGTTCTTGGACCTTGCCGATCTGCCGTTGCTCCTTGTCGATCTGCTCGATAGGGACGTTAAACGTACGGCTCGCGTTGTGTTTGTAAATGTCAGCGCCCGTGCGAAATAGGTCGAGCTTGGCCTCAGACGTCACATGCGCGGACAGCCACGGGTTCATACGCGCTTCGATAGCCGCCCAATCTGCTACGATCAAGACATGCTCAGGCGCAGGCATCAGCGCAGGCCGTAGCATCCCTTTCAGCACGTCAGTGACGCGTCGCCCGTAGGTCGGCACGATCTTGTGGCCGCGCACCATCGCGTGACGCACAGCCTCGGGGTCAGCCGCGCACTTGCGCGTGAAGTTGTGAACTTGTGCGCCGTAGGATGACGCACGGCCCGTGGCCGAGCCGCCAGCGAACACGAACGCACCTCTGACGCGATGGTCCTCCACATCTGCAAGCGCAGCCAGGCGGGCGAACTTAGCCACGCTGCTCGCCCACAGGTCATCCGCGCACTGGATCACGTCAGCAACGTCTGCTGGCACCTGCTCGGGGTCGTCCATCGCAAGCAGGTTAGCGCGGACGGTCTTATCAATACTGTACTTCTTCTCACCGTCTTTATAAGACTCCATGAGCTTAAGCGCCTCGGGGCCAACGCGGTCCATCACCCACTGACGCATCTTGGGCGAGCGCACGCTCGTGATCTCGCCCTGCGTGACCTCGGCGACCAGTTGCTCGATCTCGACCAGTTCGTCTGATGCGTACTCGACCGCTGCCTTGCACAGCGCCACGTCCACCAGCACGCCACGGTCGTTGATGCGCTCGTTCACATGGTAGTCAGCTAGCTCCTCGGCTGACAGGTCGCGCATGGCCTTGGAGATGGCTCGCATAGCGCGAACGTCTTGCTCACAGTAGGCCACCATCTCGGCAAAAAGTGCCGCGTCTTGGCAAAACTTGCCGTCTGCCTGCGGCATACATAGCCGCCTGATCAACTGCGCCCCACGGTAGTCCTTACGCATGTCTGCGCTAGCGAACCGACCCACGTCCTCAAGCGACCCTGGCGCACAGTTAGCACGCGCCTGTGTTGCAGTGCAATAGAACTGCTCAAGTCGGGGTTCAGGAACGTCAAATTCCGGACAAACCACATACCACAGAATTAAACGATCAAACGCCGCGTTATGAACATAGATGCGGCCGCCATTTGCGAAGTGATCCGCCACACGCTGGGGGAAAGGTTGATCAGGTATCCAAGTTTTAACTTCCTCGTCGTCAAACGCATATGACAAACACAGTAACGATGTCGATGGGTCTTGAGCGTAGTTGTAAGAGCCCCTTGAAATAAGATCAACGCGACTTCTTGTTTCTGTGTCAAGCCACAATACACTCATGCGAACCACCATACGTATCCATACGCGGGCTTTCCGCGTTTCATCGCTCCGCTGATACCACCAGTTTGCTTGCCGCGTAGGGCAATTTCAGCCGCGATTTGACTCCCAAAACATACCGTCGTCTTGGTGCGTAAGTTGATGCCCATGACGCGCTTTTCCGGTT